CCTTGTTCCAGGCCTCGAAGCGCGCGGTCGTGTCCATGCGCAGCAGGCCCGCGAGGTCGAACTGCGTGCGATAGCCGGTCGGCAGCGCGCAGCCCTCGTCGAGCAGCACCTCGATCGATTCCATGAGGATCTGCAGGCAGCCGGTGTAGTACTGCTCGTTGAGCGCTTCGACGTTGTTGTTCGTCGGCATCGGGCCCGCGTTGATCTTGTACAGCGGCACGCCGAACGCGCGCGCCACGTCTTCGACGGTCCAGCCGAGCTGCTCGATGAGCTGCGCCTGCAGCGCGGGGATCGTCATCGCCTCGTACTTCAGGCCATCGCCGGCGACCAGCAGGCGGCCGATGTTCTGACCCGAGATCGCCTTCTCGGCTGTCTCTTTCAGACGCGCCGCGGTGACGTCGTCGATGGTCCCGGGTGCAGTGAGCACGCCGCTCGGGCGGCTCATGTTCTGAAAGAAGGTCGCGCTGTTCGCTTGGATGCGGTTGCCCTGCGTCGCCGATGCTGCACACGCGTAGATCGGCGCGATGCCCACCAGCGGGTGGAACAGCGGGTTCATCAGGTCGTGGATGATCTCGCTGGCCGGCACCGTGACCGCCTCGGACAGGCCCGACAGCGGGTCGACGTTGAGCTGGTAGTACACCTGCCCGTCGTTCGCCACCAGCGTGCTCACGCGGCGCGCGTCGAGCACGTACAGCGCGACGACTACGCCGCGCCCGTCGCGTTCCTTCCAGACGTAGGTGTTGCCGTAGATCAGCTTCGAGACGATCCACACCGTCAGGAACTGGATGCGCGTCTGGTAGCGGTTCGGCTTGCGCAGCACGCCCCAGAACGGCGAGGTCGCAACCGCGGGCGGCCACGTGCCGTTACCCAGTTCCTGCACGAGCAAGAGCGGCAGCTTCGCGATGTCCGAGGCGATGCGGCTGATGCACGCATACACCGCCGAGAACGCGAGCAGGCCCTCGCGCGTGTCGCACTCGACGTTCTTCTGCCACGCGCCGGCGAAGCTCTCGCGCACGATGCCGAACAGGCCGCCAGTGCGCACCGGCACCAGCGACGAGGCCTTCGAGCGGCCGACGCCGAACAGCGCGAGCGCGGAACCGACTGCGCTGCGCGTGAGGGCGAATTTCATTCCGTGGGCGCCGGCGGTGGCGTCGTGCGGCGCGTCGAGCTGCGGCGCGACGTGGTCTTCGACGTGCCGTCGTCGTCCGGCGCTTCCGCGTCGCCGGCGAGCAGCGACGACTGCGCGGCGTCCGCTATCACCGCGACGGCCTCGGGCGCGGTCTGGGCCGGCAGATCGTGGCCGTCCTTGTCCTTGTCCTTGTCCTTGGCCATGTCCGTGTCGCCCTGCTTCTGCTCGGCCGGCTCAGCAGGCGGACCGGGCGGCGCATGCACTGGCGCAGGTGCTGGCGCGATCACAACGGGTCCGGGTGGGGCTGGCGTGTCCGCGACCAGCTCGGTCGTGCGATAGGTCGCCATCTTGCGGCTCACGTAGTAGCTCGCGTCGGTGTCGGTGCATGCGAGGTCGACACCGCGGGCGACGTATCGCAGACCGTGGTTCAGCTCGCGCACCGTCGTGACGGTTTGTGGGGTTTCCATCAACTCGGTCCCTCATGAATGGAAAGGCCCTCGCGCGGCCGGCGCGCGAGGGGCTTGCGTCATGACGCCGCGGATCAGTAGTTCGTGTCGTTGATCCAGGCGACCGCGGTGCTGCGGCGGCGCGACCAGTTGATGTAGCGCTCGGCGCGCAGGCCCAGCAGGTTGTTCTGCCAGAGGCTGACCAGCGACGTGGCACCACCGCTGGGCGCGTCGTTCATTTCGACCGATGCCTCTTGGCTCATGTCGATCGAGATGTCGCCGTCGTCCGCCAGCAGCACTTCGCTCTGGTCGATCAGCGCGATGAACGAATCGCTCGGCGAGCCGGCCAGACCGACCGCGTTCGAGGTGATGACCGGCAGGCCGAACCACGTGCCGCCGGCGACGCTGATCGTCGGGAACACGAACTCGTCGTCCACGTTGCGGATCAGCGAGAGCGCCAGCGCGGTCTTCGGTGCCATGACCCAGACGCCGGTCGCGAGGTTCAGGTTCGCGTTCGCGTACGCGGTCAGCACCGCCTTCACGTCGTTCGTGATCGCGGCCACCGTGACGCCGGTCGCCTGCCGCGGGGTGATGCCGTTCGTGATCGACGCGGGCGACACGTTCGCGACGCCGGCGAAGCTCGGGTCGATGAAGCGGCGGTCGAGGTACGTCGAGATGCCTTGCAGCATGTCGGCGCGCACCAGCGCTTCGGCGGACGGGTTGCTGAAGCGCACCAGCTCGTCGGTCAGCACCACGATGACCGCGGCCTTCGCCCAGGTCAGGGTGATGTTGTCGAACGCCAGCGCGTTCACGGGCTTCGGCTGGCCTTCACCGACGAACGAGCCGCTCACGCCGGCGGTCTGGCGCGGGATGCGGATGTTGAACGGCACGCGGCGGACCGCGTTGAGCTTGCCGATGATCGTCATCGGGCGCAGCAGCTCGATGAACTCGCTCGCCATGTCGGTGTACTGCACCAGCGGCGCGGCCCAGGTGGTCGCCTGCGTGGTGCCGGCGCTGACGGCGGCCTTGAGCACCATCGCGACCTCGGGCGTGTCCTTCCAGCGTTCCTCGGCGATGCGCTCGGCGTGCATCACGTTGCCCTTCGCCATCGCCATCGCGAGGCAGTAGCGCGTGAACGCCGTGGCCTTCTCGACGTTGCGGCGCACACTGATGACGCCGCCACGCACGTCGACCGAACTGTGCTCGCGCGCGCCGCCGGTGGTCACGGTGGTCGCCTTCGCGACCATGCTCTTCTCGTGTTCCTTCAGGCGCGCGACGTGCGTGTCGATGCCCTTCAGCTCGGCGCTGAGGTTGTCGTATTCCTCGCTCTCGCTCTCGTCAAGCGTGCGGCCTTCGGCGGCCTGCATGATGGCGTCCATGCGGTCGGACGCGGCCTTGCGCTTCGTGTCCCAGTCGGACAGTTGTTCTGCGATCGTCTTCACTTGCGTTCCTTTCGAGGTTTCGGGTTTGCGGTTTCCCGAGACGCCGGGAGGTGCTGACAGGTGCACGACGCGGTTGGCGCCAGACGCGGCGCGCTGTTGCTGGTCGAGCGACTTGATCTGGGTGATCGAGGCTTCGGCGTTGGCCGGGACGGTCACGACCGAAAGCTCGAACCAGAGCCACTTGAGAAAGCGGATGCCGTAGCTGCCCTCGATGCGCTTCGCTTCGCGTTCGAGGAAGCCGATGGACAGGCCACCGACGAGGCCGGCCTTGACCGATTGCCACGCCTCGTCGAGGCGGTCCTTGAGCCGGCCGGGCTCGACGATCTTCACGAAGCGGGCGGTGATCTCGATGCCGGCGTCCGTGACCTTCGCAGCGATGACGTGGCCGATCGGCTGGAACTTGTCGTGCTGCCACAGCAGCGGCAGCGGCAGCTTGAACTCGGCACCCTTCGGCTCGACGATGTCGCCCACGCGGTCGGGCGTCGGCGTGGTCGCGATGCCGGTGATGACGCGCTCGTCTTCCGAGATGGACTTGATCGTCAGCAGCGAGTACGCACGCAATGGAATGACGTTGCTCATGGCGCGGCGGTCCCAAAGGAAAAGGCCCCGCCGCTGTTGCCAGCGCGGGGCCTTGGGTTGGTGGTGAGTGGTTTAGATGGTCAGAAGCTGGAACTTCGGCGGCGCCGGCAGCGCCTCTTGTGCGATGCCGAACGCTTCGAGCAGCGCGACCATGTCGTCGATCTTTTCGCGCGAGCGCTTGCGGTCCGGCGCCATGTTCAGGTTCACGTCGGTGCGCGCGCAGATGTTGGCCGCGCACCAGTTCAGCACCGGGTCGTTGCCGTGGCTGAGCTTGCCCGCGGTGTAGGCGCGCTCCAGCGCCTGCATCGCCGGGTGATACGAGCGCGGGCCCTGGATGAACTCCTTCAGCGGCACGCCAGCGTCCTCGAGCTTCTTGACGAGCTGCGCGGCGTTCCAGCGGTCGAAGCCGATCATCTTGACGTTGAAGCGATCGTTGATGCCGATGATTCGCTCCTGCACCGCGTCGTAGTCCGTGACCTCATCGCCGGCGACGATCAGGTGCCCGGACTGCACCCAGTGCTGGTACGGCACAAGGCCGCGCTCGGTGCGGTGCTGCACCGCGGCGTTCGGCACGAAGCGCCAGCCGTGCGTGTACCAGTGGCCATCGACGAGCCAGATCAGCCGAAAGCTCGTGAAGTCGCTGACGCTGGCGAGGTCCAGGCCGCCCCAGCACGGATATGGCTTGAGCCAGTCCAGGTCGACCGCGCCGGCGCACTGCCGCCACTTCGTCAGGTTGATCCAGCCGCCCGACACGCTGCTCGGGCGGTTCAGCCGCTTGATCTTGAACTCGGCGTGCCGGCCCGGCATCGCCTTCGCCTCGATGGCTTCCTTGCGCAGCTCGATCAGCAGCACCGGGTTGACTTCGATGAGCGGGTTCGCCTTGATCCAGGCGCTCTCGTCAAAGTCGTCGTCCGCCGGCGTGCCGGCTTCCTTGTCCTCTTCGTCGACTGCGTAATAGACCGCCAGGAAGTGGTCGGCCTCGACGATGCCTTCGAGCACCTGCTTGGCGAAGTCGCGCAGCTCGGGCCACGGCCCCGGGGTGTCGTAGCCTTCCGTCGTCGTGAACAGGAACAGCGGGTTCGCGCGCGCGCCGGCCGCGCTGCGCAGCACGTTGAGCAGGTCGTGGGTCTTGTGCGCGTGGATCTCGTCGAGCAGCACCACCGACGGGTTCAGGCCGTCCTGCGTGCTCGCCTTGGCGTTGATCGGCTTGAACGACCCGCCGTTGCGGTAGCTGGCAATCGCGTTGGCGAAGGCCTCCATGCCGAAGGCGCTGCGCAGGCCGCTGGTCTTCTCCACCATGCGCTTGGCGATGTTGAAGATGACCCGCGCTTGGCTGCCGGTGGTCGCGCCGCTGATGATCTGCGGCCCGACCTCGTCCTCGCACGCTTGGCAGTACAGGCCGATGCCAGCGGCGCACGTGCTCTTCGCGTTCTTGCGCGCGACGGCCTTCAGCGCCGTCGTGAAGCGCCGACTGCCGTCCGGCTTGCGAAAGCCGAACAGGTTGACGATGAAGAAGACATCCGACTCGTGCAGCAGGATGTTCGGGGTGTCCCACTTCCCCTCAACGTGCGGCAGGCACTCGATGAACCCGCACGCATGGTTCGCGCGCTCCGGGTCGAAGTAGAACGGCGCACGCGGCTTCTGCGCGCGCTTCAGGTCGCCGAGGAACCGGCGCGCGGCCAGGCGCACCCACTTGCCGAAGCGCTTGCGATTCGCGTCGGCGGCCGCCGCCTCGGCGTACTTCAGCGCGATGACGCAGAAGTCACGTGGCCGACTTGCGGAAGGCCTCGAAGGGGTTTTCTTCACTGCCGGTGCCCGGGTCTTGCAGTCGTGCGCGGGCGCTCGGCGTCATGCCGAACTCGGCCGCGTAGCGAACCATGTCGGCCATCGCCTTGTTCGCGGTGCCGACGAGCGGGTTCTGGATGAGGTTGCCGCCGGTCGTCTTGATGACGAGGCCGCGCGTGAGCATGTCCTTCTCGGCCATCGCACGCAGCGCGCGCTCGGCCTGGACCCAGCGACCGTAGGCCTCGCAGTAGGCGGCCAGCGGCGCCCGGTCGATGGGCGTCATCAGCTTCAGGCCGATCAGCACCGCGACGATGCGGTCCCACTCGGCGCGCGCTTCGTCCGACAGGTGCGGCGGTGGCGCCGGTGCTTCGAGCGGCGGCTGGATGACCTTGTTCGGGTCCGGTAGCTTGCGCTTGCCGGGATTGCCGCGCACCAGCGCGAGGTGCAGCGGCGTCGGCTTGCGCCCACGCGTGGCCATGTCAGGCCGCCACCAGTTGCCGGTGCTCGGCAAGCTTGCCGAACGACATGCCGGTGCCTTCGTGGACCGCGTGCTTGCCGGTGAAGTTCTGCCAGCGCCGCACGATGACATCGACGTACGACGGATTCAACTCCATCGTGAAGCACACCCGCCCGGTGGTCTCAGCGCCCATCAGCGTCGAGCCGGACCCGCCGAAGGGTTCGACGCACAGGCCGCCAACCGGCAGGCTGCTCTTCATCACACGCGCCATCATCGCGACCGGCTTCGGGGTCGCGTGGCCGTGGCGCTCTTCGCCGATGACGCGCGGGAACTCCCACACGTCACGCATCGCGTCGTGCCCGTTGTCGAAGTACGAGCGCATGCCGTCGAGCTTGCCGTTGATGACACCACGCCCGAAGCCGCGCACGCGGGCCCATTCGGCGTACAGCTCGGACCATGGCCGCGCGAAGAAGCCGGGGTACGCGAGCGCGAGACGCCGGTAGTGCTTCTCCGGGATGAGCGTGAACTGCGATCGGCTGAACCAGTGCGAGTACATACCGCACCCGCAGACGCGCTTGATGTCGTCGGGCTTGATGCCGGCCGCCTGCGCTTCGGCCTCGAGTCTCGCGCGCAGCGGTTCCCAGTGCTCCGGGAAGTCGTCGGCGTTGATGTTGCCGACGTACTGCTTGCCCAGCTTGAAGAACAGGCAGCGCTCGCTCGCGGTCTGGTAGCCGATGTTCAAGTCCGAGCCCATGCCCGGCGTACTCTTCTTGTCCCACACGATTTCGTTGCCCAGGTCCAGCTCTTCGGAGTCGGCGAGCCCGCCGACATACCAGAGGCGCCACAGCTCGGGCGCGTTGCCCCAGATGTACGCGCTGCCGTTGTTGTCGAGGAACGGTCGGAACGCCTGCCACCACTGCATCTGGAAGCGGTCGAGGTCGGCGCCGTACAGGTTGTCGTTCGCGACGCCATCGGCGGCCTTGCCCATGCCGTACGGCGGGTCGGCGTGCAGCAGCGCTGCGGTCTGGCCCGCCATCAGCGTCGCCACCGCGGTGTCGCTGGTCGAGTCGCCGCACATGACCCGGTGCTTGCCGAGCAGCCACACGTCGCCGGCCACGCTGGTCGGCTCGTCGGGTGGCTCCGGTGTCTCGTCGGCCTCGGTCAGGCCGTCCACGCTGCTGCTCGGCAGCAGTCGCTCCAGCTCGTCGGCGCTGAAGCCGATGACGCCCAGGTCGAAGTCGTCAGCGCTCAGCGTCGCCAGCTCGGACGACAGCAGCACGCTGTCCCACCCGGCGTTCAGCGCCAGCTTGTTGTCGGCGATGACCAAGGCACGCCGCTGCGACTCGGAAAGGCCGGCGAGGCATATGGTCGGGACCACCGCCATACCCAGCAGCGACGCAGCGGCCACGCGACCGTGTCCCGCGATGATCCCCCCGCTCTCGTCGACCAGAACCGGGTTCGTCCAGCCGAACTCGCGAATCGACGCCGCGATCTGCTCGATTTGCGCAGGCGTGTGCGTCCGCGCGTTTCGCTGGTACGGCGTCAATTCGGCCGTGGGGCGATACGTGACGATGAGGTCAGGCATGGGTTCAGGGTCCAGAGGGCGTCAAGGGCCGGTATGAATATCGCGGGCGCAAGAAAAGACCCGCGCGGCCGGTCAGGAAAGCGCCCCGATTTCAAAGCGACCCATCCCCCCCAGGCCCGGCCCCCGTCAGGCGTGCCCACGGCAGGGGCACAGGGGCCGCGTAGGCGCGTCGCGCCCGCCGTCCGGGGTGTCGTGGCCACCGCGCGCTTCAGCGCCTCACACGGGCTCTATCGGGAAGCCATCGGGTCCGATGGCGATCGGCGCGCGCCCGCTCTTCTCGATGGCTTGCTTGTCGCTGTCGTGATGCGGTTTGCACAGCGCCTGCCAGTTCGAGCGGTCCCAGAAGAGCTGCTGGTCGCCACGGTGCGGGATGCGATGGTCGACCACCGTGGCAGCGGTGGTGCGCGGTGGGCGTTCCTTGGCGCACATCTCGCAGAGCGGGTGCTGCTGCAGGTACAGGGCGCGGGCCTGCTGCCACTGCCAGCCGTAGCCACGCTCGGTGGTCTTGCGTCGGTCGGTGCGCCAGGACGGCAGGCTCATCACAGCGGTTCGTTCGGGTCACGGGTGCGGTTCTCGACCGGACCGTCGAGCGAGAACGTGGCGGGGTCGGGGTCTTCGTCGAAGTCGACCAGCAGCTCGGTGAGCTGCTGCACCGACTCGGTCAACTGGTCCAGGCGGGTGCTCATCGCCTCAAACGCCTGTTGCAGGTGGTCCAGGGATTCGATCGCCTGGGCCAGCAGCAGCTCAGAGTCGGTCGCCATCGCGGCCCCCAGAATGCAAAAAGCCGCGATCACGCTGGACGTGGTCGCGGCTGGTGTAACTGGGGCCGAACTGTATGGCAAGGAAGTGCCGAAATTCAAGCGATTCCATCATCGTCGCAAGGTTTCAGGTAGTCGCCGGGCATCCCGCGCTCGCTGAGCCACGCGTCAGCGTAGGCAGGGAACACGCCGCGCCGCGTGATGGCTGGCTCGCACGCTTGCCGATTCAGACGAGCGGACATGACATCGGTGAGTGCCACCACGCGAACGTTCTCAGGAGTGAAGCCCATTTCTGGGTCGGTCGGAACCATCCACTTGTCGCCTTCGCGCCGACCGCGACGCTGCCAATGCGGTGCCCACAGCGCCCACCACTGCTCGAAGGTCAGCGTGAAGACTTGACCCTGCTTCTCGGCAACGCGTCGGTCGACGGCGAATGCGCGCCGAATCGCGATTTCCGCCTTCACAGCAGCCCTCGCTGTTCGAGCACGGCAACCAAGCGCGCGCGGGCTTCTGTTACGAGCAATGCGCGCTGCATCGCATCGGTCGGCAAGCGGGCCGACTGCCACACGGCGCGACCCGTTCGCAGGTTGCGCGCGTTGATCCACAGCGCGGTGCGGTACGGCTGCTGGACGCGGTCGATGCAGGCGTCGACGGCGGCCATGATTCGGTTCTCGACATCCTGATCGATCGCGCCGTTCTCGCTGTCGTACTGGCGGCTCGCGCGGAACTGCTGCGTGCCGGCGCTGACCGTGTTGTAGCCGGCGACCAGCGTGAACTGGTTCGCCCAATGGTGCCAGCGCGAGAGCAGATCGTTGACGACCTCTTCGATCTCGTCGACCACCAGACCATCACGCTGCCACATCGGGCACCCCTTCCACGGTTGAGCGACGCAGGACGAACGGGATGCGCAGCACCTGCTCGACGGCGTCATCAGAGGCACCAAAGCGCGTCGGCGTGCTGCCGATCGCGTAAACCTCGAGTTCCCACCGCGGCAGCTCGCCGACCTCAAGGGTCAGCACGGCGCGGCGGCAGCGCTTCGGAAGCCCGAACGCGCGGGCGAGCTGAGCGTTCAGGCTTTGCGCTTCGAGGTTCGATCTCATCCGTCAGTCCCCACAGAGGCATGGGATGGCCTCTTCGTCTGGGTCGAACAGCACGCGCTGGTCTCGCACGAAGGCGGCCATCTGCGCGTAGGTCGGCCGGTCGTTGCGGAAGCGCCAGTAGTCGGCCGACCGCTTTTCAGCCCACTCGGCTTCGGCGTGCGCTTCCATGCGAGCCCACCAGACCGCGCGCTGCGGCTTCTCGGCGATGAGCGACATGATTTGCGCGGCCGGCTTGAGGAAGCAGAGGTCACAGTTGCCACCGAGCGTGCGCCCCTTCGGGTCGGTGTAGAGGTCGAGCTGGAACGGCTGTGCGCGCCAGAAGTCGGCGACCTCGGCCAGCGTCACCCCGACATCGGCCAGCGGCACGACCATCGTCTCTTTGACCGTCTCGGTCGACGTGCCGCGCTGGCGAATCTTGCTGACGCGGCGGTGCTCATCGGCGCGAATGCCGATCATCTGGTCCCAGCCGTCGTCGTCGTCGAACCAGCCAAGCGTCCGAAAGTAGCGGTGCATCACGCGCACCTTCAGGCGCGACGTGCAGATGCGCTGCACTGGGCTCGGCAGGAACCGCTCTTTCTTGACCATCGCCTCGAACGGTTCGCCGTTGCGGCTGGCGCTCTCGAAGTCGACCAGCGCGAAGCCGACGTCGTCTGGCCGGTACTCGATCCACTGGATCGGCACGCCCCAGCGCTCGCCCATGTCGCGCACGAACCGCAGCGTGGCTTCCTCTTCCTTGCCGGTGTTGGCGAACATCGCGACAGCATCGGCCGGCAGGCGACCGCCGTTCGAGCGCAGCACGCGATGCAGCATGTACGCGCTGGTGCGGCCACCGCTGACGCTGATGGCCGTGCGGGTGTCGATGCGAAACGGGTCGCGCGTCAGCGTTGCGGCGGCCATGTCGGTCGTTCCCCACGCTGCCATGCGAGCACCAGCGAGTGCAGCGTCAGCCAGCGCTCGCCGCCGGCGGCCTGCAGCTCTTCGCGGTACGCGGGCGTGATGAAGCCTGCCCGTTCTGCGGCATGGCACACGGGCCCGCGCGAGATGCGCCGGGCCTGACACACCATGCACTCGGCGGTGAAGCCGTGCCACGCACGCTCACTCGCCGCGACGCAGTTCGGGCAGTCGGTCACGCCGCGACTTCCTTCGACACGAGCGAAGCGCTGATGCCGACGCTCGCGTTGATGAACTTCGGCGCGTCCGCCGTGCCCTCGAAACCGACCGAGCCGTGCAGGTTGACCTGAACCGCCTTCGTGTCGTCGTCGGGCAGCAGACCGATGAACGCCACGGCGGCGGCCTCGGCCTGATGGCGGTCGGCGGCGTGGATGGACTGCGCCTCGACGACCTTGTCGAGTTCGGCAGCGACCTTGAGCGCGGCGTCTGCCTTGTCGACCGCGCGGACGATGAACGAGTAGCTCATGTGGTTGTTTCCTTCGAGTTGTGCCGCGACTCAGCGCGCGGCGTTGCTGCGGCGTCGATCGCCGCGATGAACTTGCGCCGCACCTCTTCGTCGTCGTGCGGGTCGTCCTCGTGGAAGACCCAGCCACCATGCGCGTCGATGCGCACGCACGCGAGCACCGTGCGCCAGCGGGCCTGCAGGGTCATGAGCGCGAACGCGAGCGAGCTGCGGCTTTCTTCCGCACTTACGAGCGCAGCGCGAAGCCGTTCGATTTCGCGGAACGCCCACACGAGCTGCTCGGCGATCGGCTTCGTCGCCGGCATGCATTGCGGGTCGTCGACCGGGTGCGACGGACGACCGCACACCGAGCACAGGTAGGACTCGCGGTCGCGATTTGCCCACGTGTCGTTCGGCGTGGCCCAGGTGTCGTTCGGCGACATGGTGTTCGTCGCCAGTGGTGCGGTGGCTGTCGTCAGCGGTGCGGTGGTCGTCATCACATCCTCCCGACGAGCAGTTGCGCAGCGGCCATGCACGCAAGGCCAGCCGCGGTGAGATTGACGCGGCCAACGGGCACCCCGACAGCCGCGACGATGAACAGCACGAGGGCTGCGACGAGAAAGGCAAGGTTCAGCATGTGACCTCCATGTAGGCGCGGACTACGGCCGCTGCGGCTTGCGGCACGATCGAATTGCCGAAGGCGCGCAGGCGTCCCACGTCGCCGGGTAGCCTTGCAGCCAACGGGAAAAGGCCGGGTTCAGTTGGGCGCGCTTTTCCGTCTCGGCAGGCGAGCCACTCGACGTGTGCCCAGGCACCACCGAACTCACCAGATTGCCCAGGCTGTCGCCCTTCGGACCACCGCCGCGCTCGCGGTACGTCTGCTGCGGGCCGTGCTTGTGGTCCCGCGCATTCGGCGTCGGCCACGGACTCAATCCCTTGGTGATGCTCGTCAGGGTGTGGCCCCTCGTGCCACGTGCCAGCGACCCCTCGCCGCCTGAGGACTCCGCGTCCTGCGCCAGCGGCGTCGGCCACGAAGAACAGCCGCTGCCGGGGATGCGGAGCACCGACGCCTGCAGCCGGGAAATCAACCGCCGCGACGGCGTAGCCGAGGTCTTCCAGCTCAGCACAAACAACGTCGAGCCATGCGAGGCCGTCAGCGCTTGCAACCTGCTCGCCAAAGACCACGTCAGGTCGGCACTCGCGGATGAGCCGCGCCCATGCCGGCCATAGGTGGCGCTCGTCCTCATGCCCTTTGCGACGGCCGGCGTTGCTGAACGGCTGGCAGGGGCAAGAGCCTGACCAAACAGGTCGGTCAGCAGGCCATCCGGCGAGCTGCAGCGCGTAGGCCCATCCACCGATGCCGGCGAAGAAGTGGCAGTGCTGGTGTCCATCCAAATCCTCGGGCTTGAGTGCGCGCACGTCGCGCGCGTCGACCGTGCCGGGCGCGATGTGGCCGGCATCGACGAGGTTGCGCAGCCACCGCGCGCAGTGCAGGTCGCTGTCGTTGTAGAAGGCCATGCGGTCAGAACGGCAGCGCCGTCTCCGCTTGTGGCAGCACGGTCTCGCCGAGTAGCTCAAGCTGCGCGCCGGACGCCGGCGGCCCGAAGGCGATGTACACGGCCCACGTGCCCGTCACCTGCGCGTAGCGGTACCGCACCTGCGGCGAGCGGTCGTCCACGCCCAGCCAATCGGCGACCTCGTCGCGCACGCCTTTCAGCGCCGTGCGCAGGTTGTCGTCGTCCAGGCCACGCGACGGCGCCGAGCGGGTCAGCAGCACCGTGCACGGGATGCTCGGACGCTGCGCGGTCTTGAGCATCCAGCCGACCGACTCGCGTTCGCGCTTGACGCGGCCATGACGTTGCGGCCATGACTCGCGCGCGTTCGAGCCCGTGGTGCGAAGCGGGATGACAATCATGGGGCCACCTCGGCAAATAGTGGCGCGTCATCGGTCACGCGGGTGCGTGCCATGTCCGCGTATGTGGCGTTCAGCTCGACGAGGATCGCACTGCGCTGCAGTCGGTCGGCCACGAGCCCGGTTGTGCCTGCACCGCCGAACGGGTCCAGCACCGTGCCGCCGATGGGACAGCCAGCCTTGATGCAGTTCTCGGCCAGCTCGGGCGCCATCGTGGCGAAGTGAGCTTCGCTGTATGGCTGCGTGACGATGGTCCAGACACTTCGCTTGTTGCGCGTCTCATAGCCGCCTGCTTCCCGCGCCCGCGCCTGCGCCGCAGCCAGTCCAGCCTTTGTGCGATGCTTCACTGGGTCGTGTTCAAACGACCTAGTCGGCTTGACGTTGCCGCCGGCCGGCCCGATGGCAGGCTCCGCAATCGCTTCCATGTCGCAGTAGTACGTCGCCGACTTGCTCAGCAGGAACACGTACTCATGCGCCTTCGTGCATCGGTCCTGCACGCTTTCCGGCATCGGATTCGGCTTGTGCCAGATGATGTCCTGACGCAGATACCAGCCGTCTGCCTGCAACGCAAAGGCAACGCGCCAGGGAATGCCGATCAAGTCCTTCGGCTTCAGGCCGGCAACGCGTATGTCGCTGCGAGGGATTGCCACGTCATCCCGCCGGCGACTCTCCGTCATTGCCCTCAATTTGGGACCGCCGCCCTGGTGGCCATTGCCGGCCAGCGTGGAGTTGGCAGATGGAGCGCCGCTGCCGCGAGAACCGGCGTAGCTGTCGCCAAGGTTCAGCCATAGCGTGCCGTCGTCGCGCAGCACGCGCCGCACTTCGCGGAACACGTCGACCAGCGCCGCGACGAACTCGTCCGGCGTCGGCTCTAGGCCGATCTGCTCGGCGTGGCCGTAGTCGCGAAGGCCGAAGTACGGCGGCGATGTGACGCAGCAATGCACCGATCCGTCCGGCAGCGTCGGCAGCAGTGCGCGGCAATCTCCGTGCAGGATGCGGATCACGCCGGCACCTCGTCGGCCTCGATGCGCTCGCGTGCGAGTTCCACGTGAAGCGCTGCGCGCCACATCTCGCGCTGCGCGAGCGTCAGGCGTTCGCCGGCCTGCTCGCGAGCACGCAGCTTCCAGGCCCAGGCCTTCGGGTCGAACTCGCCATCGGGGCGCTTGAGCTTCGCCAGCTCGGCGCGCATGCGCTCGGGGTTCGCCGGCGGCGGTGCCGGCAGCGTCGACGCTGCTGCCTTGCGCGGCGCCTGCGCGGCGAGATGCCGGAACTGCAGCACCGTGGGCGGCGGTGCGTCAGGCGGCAGGTTCTGCATCGCGAAGGCGAGCGCGTCCGGGTTGTGCAGGAAGCCGGCCAGCTCCTTCCCCCAGTCGGCCTTGACCTTGTCGATGTCGAGCTGCTCCCAGCGGCGCAGGAACGCCTGCCCGTACACGAGCGTCAGCTTCTCGAAGATGCGGTCAACCCACCCGCTTGGCAACGACATCGACGACCTCCATCGGTGGTGCTTCGCGCCGTGGCGCCAGGCTGGGGACAGCGGCTTCGACACGCTGGCGGGCTTCGCGCTGCGACGTCGATTCGGTTGCCGGCATCGGGCCGCGGTGAAGCTGCGTCGCCGTCTCGCGGGCGCGCTTGCGCTCGCCTTCGACGATGCCGAGCAGGTACGCGAAGCGATTGCCGGTAGCCGTCAACGCCTTCGGCACTGACGCGAGGAACTCTTCGCTCGTGGCGCCAGCATCGACCAACATTCGGAATCGCTGCTCGCCCGGCGATGCCTCGATGCCGGCATTGCGCAAGGTCCGAGCGATCAGCCCATAGGGGGTGCCGTTGCCGTCGCCGTGCTCGCGCGCGACGGGGTTGGCACCCCCGCTCGCAATTGGTGTTGGAGATGGTGTTGGTGTTGGTGTTGGAGAGCTTGCCTGCTGGGTTACCAGTGGGGGTGCCGGTGGGTTCGCTGCTGGGTTACCTGCTGGGTTTCCCACTGGCGAACCCGGTGGGTTACCCGATGGGTTCCGGTTTGGGTACCGGCTGGGTTTGCGACCACCCTTCGCGCCGTTCGCTTTTGCAGCCTCGATGCGCGGCCCGGCCTTCGCGATTTCTTCGTCGGCACGCTGGTGCCGCCACTCGGCACCGTCGCGCTCGAAGAACTTGCCGAGCACCTTGTCGACTGCGGCCTTCGCCGCGCTGGTGGTCGCGCGCGCGATGTCGTAGCGGTCCGCGTGCTCGATCGGCTTCTCGTTCGAGTAGTACCAGTCGAGCAGGCGCGTGTAGGCGCCGTCCTCGATCATCGTGATCCCCACCGTCTTGATGAGGTAGTCGCCGGGGTAGCGTGGGTAGTAGTTCACCGGCATCACTCCAAGCCCACGGCAGCCGCGTGGTGCTCGCGAATCAACGCCGCGAGAGCCGCTACGAACGGCGCATGACTGACGCACGCCTGCAGGTCAGCAATCGCGTGAACATCGAGCGCCGAGTCGAACATGTAGCGCGCGAGCGTGCCGACATTGCTCAAGCGGACCCGGTCCCCGGGCCCATCGAGGGTCGCCTGGACAGTCTCGACTTCGACTTCTTGAAACGCCCAGCCAGCGACAAGGGTCACGATCGCTGGCAGACAGTTCGGCGGAAGTTCACAGAGAACGCGCTCAAGCAACTCACGATCGACGTGCTGCGACTCGTGGCACTCTTCGCAGAGGACGACGAAGTTCTCGCGCGGGTACTCCCACGCCATCCGCCCTTTGATGTACCGCCGGTGGTGCACATGCAGGGTCGATTCCGAGTCGCCGCAGTGCTGACACTTCCAGCCGGCAGCGTTCAAACATTCCAGCCGAACGCGCTGCCAGTTCGGGTGCTTCAATTGCTCGCCATAGGTCATGCGGGTCGCGGCCCGCGGCGTAGACACGGTCATGGCGCGATCCGGTACTGGAACAGCCCGTTGCCGAGGTGTTCCTTGTTGATGGTGAAGCCGCCGAACCGCGGCTTGCGCAGATGGCGCAACTGCGCGCTGATCGATGCCTCGGGGTCGCCCGTCGCTTCGGAAATCTGCTGCAACGTGCGCCAGCGGTGGTCGCGCATCAGCTCCCAGATGCGAAGCTGCTGGCCACGCAGGCGCACGTCGTCACGCGTCGGGACGTAGTCGCTGCCGTTGAACTTGCCCGGCGGCGGCGCGATCGGCAACGCGTCGAAGTCGATCGCGAGCTGCTGCTGCGTCATGCCGGCTGCTCCAGCAGTCCCATCGCCTTCGGCGTGCCGATGCCGCGAGCGCGCGTGCCGCGGGCGCGCGGCGACTTCTGCGGCGCCTTCTTCTTCGGCACCACGATCGGCATCGCCGGTGGTGCCGGCATATCCGTCAGGATCGAGTGCAGCCGCTTGAGCGTCGCGTAGCCGGGGTTGTGAATCTTGCCGCGCGCGAACTTGCTCAGCCACGAGTACGACACGCCGGTCGCTGCCTCGATGGCTTTCCATTGGCCGCGGTGCTTGTCGATGAGGGCCTGGACCTCACGGTCGAGGTGCGCATCGGGTGGCGTGTCGGATGAGGTAGTCACCCGCTGGAAACGTAGCAACGGATTGCGTTGCGTCAAGAGGGGGATGGCAAACCCCTGCCACTGACGATGGCGTTGTGGTTCAATCCTAGGGGGGACACGCAATCGATTCCTATAGGCCCACGTACATGCTGAACCATCACGAGAAGCAGTCGATAGCCCAGCGATTGCAGGCGCTGGCCACGAACCTGGAGACACGCATGCATGCCTACGGCATGACCGAGGACGCGCTAGCGAGCGCAAGTGGCGTCTCACCGCGCACGGTGGGCAACTTCCTGCGGCCGAGCAACCGCAAGACACCGCGCGGCACGCGCGGCACGAGTAAGAGTTTTCCCTCTGGCACTCTCTCGAATTTCTTCAAGATCGCGATAGCGCTCGATGTCGATCCTGCTGTGCTTCTGTGCAGTACTGACTCGAACGCGCGGGCCACCTTCTACGCGAAGATCACCAAGGCCATCGAGGCCGCCTACGTCGAACGGCGCGACGCCGAAGGCTGACCTCGCGGGGTCTCACTGAGCTGCTGAGCGCGACCGTTGCAACGGTGGTCGCGAGGTGCCATATACGCCCGACTTTTATCGATGTCACGCGCATCGAATCAAAAACCCTCAGCGGAAAAGATTGCTTGACGGGGCGCAATCCGTTGCTACGTTTCATCCCGTTGTCATCGTTCTGGTGGCAGCGCAAAAAGATCGAAACGGGAGCAACGAGACA